ATTAATTGTGCATCTGACATTGCCATTTTCGTTCTCTGCTTGTTAGCATAAATCTTACTTCCAGCAGAAACGGCTAGTTTAATTGCCGATAACCACATAATTAGTAAGCCTTAGATTTTCTTTTCTTGTCTGGTCTTACTGCACCTTGACCTTGTACTTCTTCTTCAGGTCCACCAGTGCTAATTAAGTTAAAAGCAGCGTCCGCAGTAGTTTTTGATCTAGGATCAATCTCTGTTTCTTGTTCTCCAACTTTAACTTCTTTGATTTTATCAAGTTTTTGCATTTTTTTACTCCTTTTATTAATTATCCTCTACCATAACTTGTGCTTTTTGTACACCCGACTTTGCAAGACTGACTCCAGCTCTTAATTTAGCTAAATCTTCGTTCTGTTCCATCTTATCTTCTGCAATTTCTTGTGCTTGCATCAATTTTGCTCTGTTTAAATCTTGATTTGCTTCATCATTTATTCTTTTTCGTTCATTTTCCATCGCACGAAGGTCAACTTCACGTGATTTTAGTTTTAAAAGAGGGTCATTATCAAATTGTGATGTAATTTTCTTCTCTTCTTTCATGTATTCTTCTGTCATTTCTGCAATTAAGACCGCTTTTCTTGATTCAATTTGATTTGTAAGAGCTTGAATCTGCGCTTGTACCTGTGGATTAGTTGCTGCTTGTTGTTGCATCATCATCATCTGTTGCATTTGCTCTCTAAACTCTAATTGTACTTGTTCTTGTGCCATAATTGAAATGTGCTCTAGTATATTTTTTTGTATGGCCGCCATAACCGCTGGATTATTTCTAACAATGTTAGTTGACATGAAATTTAAGTGAGCTGTAATGTGAGCTCTGTGGTCTTGACCAGGAAAAGCTTGAAATGGTTTACCAGCTAAAGCATTTATATGCTCCATACTTGGGTCCATCGGTGCAGTTGGCGCTGGTGGTGGTAAAACTGCATCAACATCTTTTACACCTATCGCATTATACATGTTTCTATAAATTTGATACATGTTGTGTAGCTGTGGATTTGATGTTGCAATTTGTAATTGTGTCTGTGCTAAAGTAATTCTTTGCGACATTGAAAAAATATTTGGATCTGCAACCGGTACAACATCTACTCTATCATCAAAGTCCGCTTGTTTAATATTTCTTGCACCACCAACAACATCGTATGGATATTCTGGTGGTAAATATTGTGAAACAACTTTAGATAATAGTTTAAACTCCGACTTCATTGCTGCATAACATCTTTTGTGAATTGCAGACATCACACGTGAACCACGTTCTAATAGTGCAACTGTTGTTCCAACTGCAGCACCTTGATTTCCATCGCCTACTTGCATATCAGCAATAGCCGCGAATCTCTGACCAGCTTGCACAACGATACCTAAAAGATTTAATAAAGTCTGTGAAGGTTCTTTATATGGCAAAGGAAAAAACGCATCTCTTAAGTTACCGCCTGGTGCATCTACATCTTTAAATTCACCTGGTTGTATTGGAGCTGCCTCATCTCTAACTCTTACACCTCTTTGTTTAAATCCTGCTGGTAAGTTTGATAATGTACCTG